CGTGCTTTTGCTCGGCATGGTTCCGCCGTTACCGGGCCACTTCCATAGTTGCCAATGACAACTATGCTCCGGTTGCTCTGGCTGCGTAACGCAGTCTGAAAGACCGACTTAAAGTCCTGGCGGGTTAAGCTTCGTCAGGCGGGGTTCGGAGGCACCTGGCAACAGAAGCCTCCACTTTCTTTTTTGGCCACTATCCATATGATTTATCTCGCTTTCTGCTTTTCAGTTTTTCAGCGTTTTACAATTTCGTTCCTGTTCTTGCCCTGCTTCAACGCGAGCAACACCGCCTGCCCGCCGGCCTTGCGGTCGGCATGTCGGCAGTAGCGTTCGACCATCGGAGGCGACATGCCAATCATGTCGCTGATCTGCGCAATCGAGTAGCCGGACTGGCGAAGATGAATGACGGCGTTCGCCCGCAGTCCATGCCATACGGCATCGGCAAGCTCGGAATGACCCTCGCGGGCCTTGTCGAACACCTTCCACAACTGGTTCGTGGTGTAGGGCTTGCCGTTGTCCTGCAATAAGAACGGTCCCGGGCGCTTCTCCCAGGTCGCGATCTCTACCTCCAACTCCGGGAAGATCGGGCACCATGGCCGCACGCCGGTTTTCTTCTGGCGCAGCGCAAACCCGCCGTCGTCAATATCGGTGAAGCCGAGCCGCACCACGTCACTGATCCTCTGCCCCGTATAGCGGGCGAGCACGAAGGCGCGGCGCAACATGCCTGTGAGCTTTTCATCGGCGATCTTAAGCTGTTCCGGGGTCCAAGGCCTGTGGCCCTCGCCGTCGGCGAAATGCGCCACCCCCAAGGTCGGATCGCGAGATAGCAGCTCGCGCGGACCCATTGCCCAACGGCACATGGCCCGGAGCGCATCCAGCACATTGTTGGCCTTGCCCGGCTTGCCGGCAAAGCCATCCATCAATGCTTGAACGTGCGACGGCCGCAGCGCGTCGGTACGCAAGTCGCCCCATGCCGCGCGAACAACGCGAAGCGATCGTCGGTACTGTTCTTTGGTAGCGTCGCTCAGCTTGCGCGGCAGCGTCGGCCACGCGGTCTCATAGGCGTCGGCCAGCGCGTTCACCGTGTCGCTCGGCACCGGACCGACGATGCCCTGCGCCTGTCGGATCGCCTGCCAGAACTCCGGCGACTGCGGATCATTCGGAAGCCGCACGCGTTGGCCGGCGCGGTCGGTTCCACGCCCCACCTGAAAATAGAAATACTCGCGCCCGCGCGAGACCACGGTGTGGACGTTCTTAGGCATCGTGACGACGCGCCTCTTGCTGTTTCGCGACATTCTGTGCCCCTTTCAAGTAAGGATCATCCGGCACAGTCTGAGTCCCTGCCTTGAGCGAGGCAAGGGCCACCTCAACCTCATTCCACCGCCACCTCACGCAACCGGCACTGAGTTTGTAGGGCTTTGGCAGGACGCCACGGCGGACCATTTCATTGACCGTCGTTTCCGACACATCCAATTCGCGCGCGAGCGATGCGCAGGACAGATATGCGGGCATCCGATCGGTCATCGGTCGCCCTCAAGAATTTTGGTCAAATCGCTTTTCGGAAAGACCTCGATCGCCGAGCCCGGCGTCGCGTTGAGGATCGTCGCCCGCCGCCGCGAAGCTCGCTCCGGGTAGTCTGCCCAGGCCGGCAAAACCACGTCTGTATAGAGCCGCGCGTTGTGGTTCCCATAGTCGTCGTGATTATGGGAGCGGCCATCCACAAGCCGGCAATCGAAGCCGAGGAGCACAATCGTCTTGGCGCCCAGCCACAGCGCCACATCGACCGCATGGTGCCCAGCCGACAGGTTTGCGATACGCACTGCCGGCGGATTAAGAAGCTGCACCTTTCCGGCCCGTCCTAACCGGTGGGCTCGGCGTGAGATCGTAAGCACGCCGCCGGGCCAATTATCGACGATCGGACGATGTTCGCGGAACCACGTAAAATCGGCGAAAAAGAGCACGTCAGCCCAAGGCGCGATCCGAGACGTTGAGTTGATTGCGATCGTCTTTCGGCCATGAATGCGCGCCGCAATCTCGGCGGTTAGTGTTGGGCCGCCGCCGAGCAGGAACACCGTTTCGTCGAGCCATTCGCCGGGCTGCATCATGCCTTGAAATTCCGAAATTGTTTGAGCAGCCCTTGGACGGCTGGCGGCAAGTGCTGATCATCGGCTAATTGGAAATAACTGACGCTGTCGACGTTCTCGATCGCCTCCGACCTCGTCATCGGATCGCGACCGGCGCTCAACACATAACTCTTTGTCAACTCGATGCAGGCTTGCTGCAATGCCTCAGGCGCATCGGTCGGGAGATCGTAGCCTGCGCTATACGTGACCACGATCTTGAAGCGGGGCCAGAGGCACTTGCGGTCGTTGCAGAGCCTTGTCGCGATGCCCTTGGCGTAGTCGAGCTCATAATCGACCGTCTCGACGAGAGCGATCCCGTTCTCGACAATCGACGTGATCTCCTCGACCGGATAGCGCGAAAGGATCAGCTCCTCTTGCACGCGGTCGAGCCGGAACTGCTGCTCGACCATTTCGAGGGCGAAGGTGCGATTACAATGTCGGGCGATCACGTCGGACGCGCGGTCGAGATACGCTGTAAGCGCCGCGTCTTGACTCTTGCCGGAAATGCCGAGCGCCGTGCGCACGACACGTAAGTCGGCCAGGTTGAACTTGGTAGCGGCAGTGGTGACGGTGATCATTGTCTTACCTCACGATAAAGTCGCCGGCCGCGCGGGGGAGAAACCCGCCGCCGGCGCACGGGGTTTTTCGGCAATGAAGACCGCGACACTCGCCGTGTTGTCGCAGCCCTTCGGCGGAGAAATGCGAAAGACGCCAGGTTGGGCCAACCTATTAAGCAGCGGCATCACCACCCCCTCGATCGCCAACAGGAAGGCCGTCCTGAGTTGACGACATGTTGGTCGGCGCGAAATAGGTCTTGCCGCCGGGGTCGGTGCGCGGATTTTGTTTTTCAAACTTTCGCAATTCGTTGGCGTTATAGACGCCGATCTCGCGCGCGATGCGATACGCCTGGAACCGCGCGAGCATGTCGCCGCGTAGGAGAAGGTCGCAGTCAAATTCAACTTCGAAATTGGCCCGCGCGATCGTGCTGAACAGAGAATGTTCGATCAGCCGTTCCCATTTGTTCAGCCACGGCATCATCGTCTGGCTATAGAACCACCTGCCGATCTCGGCGATGCTGGAGTAGTTGCCGCCTTCGTAAGTGCCGATGATCGGAGGCGGTACGCGAAAGATGCGGGCTAAGTTCTCGACGCCGAATTTTCGGCTCTCGAGCATCTGGGCGTCGTCGGGCGAGACGCTGATCTGCTGCCACTTCAACCCTTCCTCGAGCACGGCAACCTCGCCGGCTTTGTCGGCGCCGCTGTACGTCTGCTTGAATGATTTCTGCAGCCGCGTGGCAGCGTCCTCCCCGATCGCTTCCGGGTGACTGAGGATGCCGGACATTGCGGCGCCGTTCTTGAATGTCGACGAGGCGTAGCGTTCGGTTGCGATGGCATTGCCGAAAGTCTCGCGCGCGCGGGCGAGACGGGATTTGCCGATCACGCCGTCGTCTGTGCGATCCTTGAGATGAAACATTTCCTCCGGGAGCAGACGGACGGTCCCGCCAGTCGGCAGCGAAACGTCGTAAGCGTATCGGCCGGTGCTCTGGATAAATACGATGCTGACGCGATCTGGGTGATAGGGCACGAGGCCCGCCACGGCGCCGCGATTGTCGCGCACGATCTGGGCATAGGCGTTGCCTCGGAGCAGGCAATGCGCCGTCAGCATTTCGATGAATTCGGTCGCCGTCTGCCGCTCGTTCGGATCTCCGCTGAAGAGCAGCGCGACCGGGTGATCGGGCGCCTCAATCCGAGATCCATCGGGCAGCTTGCGGTAGACGCACAACGGCAGCATCGCGGCCGTCTCGGCGATGACGTTGACGCAGGCAAAGACGGTTGACAGGTTTTCGGCGAGCCATGCCGTCACGGGCACGCCCGCGTCAGACCCGTAGTCGACGCCGCAGCGTAGCACGTCCCACGAGGAGGGCGGGCTGCTGCGCTTCTCAGTGGTGATCTCGGCTGCTTCCATCAGATCGTCTCCAAAAAGCGCCGCAGCGATCGCAGGCGCGGCGTCGGCGCGAACTGAAATTGAAACGTGCGCCGCGCAACCGACGTGTCCAGGTAAGCTGGTGAGGCCGTGATTGTGATCTCGTGAAGGTCGACGTCGAGGAGATGGCGCACGACGTCATTGCCGCGCGTCTCCCACGTGTCGCCGCCCTTCGGGACAGAGAAGGCGAACGACGCGCCTCGCACGTCGCCACGCTCGACACTGACAAGCAGGTCGCGCGCGGCCGTGGTGTCGGGGACGGCGATATCGAAGGCGAGACCGCGCTGATCTTCGGAAAGTTTAAGCGTCCCGGCCGAGCGTCGGCCGAGCACTAGCGAGGGCATGTGCGCGACCAAGGCGAGCGGGTCGCCGGATTTCAGTGTGCGCGTGAACGCGCCCGGCTTCACGACTTCGGTGAAGCCTCCAAGGTCCTGCGAGGGCGAATTGAACACGGCCGCGTGGCCGACGAGCCGGGGAGATGACTTGTCCCCGCCGGCCCTAATTTCAACCGCCGCCCGCCATTCGAGCGGTGCGGTCATGACGACTACTCGGTCGTCAGGTCGTTGGCGAAGGCGAAGCTTTCGGGATGCCGCACTTGCACGTCGACATCCTTCATGGCGCGGATCGCGACCCGGCCCTTCTGGTAGTACGTGTCGAGATAGGGATTGACGAGAATGTCGATCCCGCTCCATGAGCCGATCATCAAGCTCGACCAATCTCCG